TAACGCCTACAGCTTGTAACTCACCACCCATGACAGGCTGAGAAGCAGGAGCCATCTCTTTTTCTTCTTCTAATACTACTTCACCAATACCTGTACCAAACACAGCAGCATTGATTAAGCACTCAGCCACGTTCTTACGAACTTTGTTCTTTGCAAAGTCTTCTTCTAAGTAACCACGTAAGGCGGCTATGTCTTGTGGGTTCTGATCTCTGACATCATCTTTAATGTCAAACCAAGAACCACGACCAAAGGTAGCCTCCTCTAGTTCAGCTACAGATGACTCAACAGCCTGCTGTAGCGCAGGAGAAATAATCTTAGATCGTTCTGACTGACGAGTCTGGTCTTCTGCTGACCACTGACCACGCCAGAGGCGGTAGTATTCGTCAAAGCGTTGTGAGTAGTTGGCTTCGTAATGATCACGCCATCCATCACACTTCTCCATTACCCAACCTTCTAGGCTTTGCTCAAGAGAAAAGTTGTCTGCGCCTTCTAGTTCCATAGTTAGTAACCTGCGTATTTATCTAAGAATTCGTAGTCCTCTTCTTCATAGTCATAAGCATAGGAGACTTTGGCTAACTGGTCTATGTATGCTAAACAATCTATCAAGTCATCATGGACTAAAGGATTAGGAAACTGGAACAGTTCATCTAAGAACTCTGTATTCCACTTCCCCTTGTTTAATGTAATGTTACCGTGTTCAAAGCGTCCTTGTAACGCCCACACGATTCTGTCTGTCTTCTTTTTGTTACCGTGGGTTAACTCTTCCACTCTAAAGAAGCGTTGGTTCTTCTTCATCTGGTCGTTGAGGTACGGACTAACAGCGTTCTTTAACGCTCCTTTTTCGATTCCGACTGCAACGGGCTTGTACTTGTTGACTGCTCCGAAGATACGTCTGGCGGTCTCTTCAACGCCCCATCGCCCATATATGATATCAGCAACCCACCAGCCTTCCACACCCGCTTTAACCACTGCAATGCCTGTCTGGTCAAGTCTTGCAGTTTTGGTAGTTGCTTTTTGTACGTCTGCAAAGCCAGCCAAATCGACAGCAATATAGTACTCGCCATCTGTCGGCTCTTCTTCGCTAAACAATACATCTTCTTCTTTAAATAGTTCACTGCCGTGTGCCTCAAAGGATGCCATGAATTCCTGTCTAAAACTAAAGGCTGACATACTCTTCTCAGCCGCTTTAATCTCATCAGGATCTAGTAAGGGGTTGTCAAAGCTAGTGAAGTGATAACCACCCCAGTCTTCGTCTTTAGATACACTGGCGTAGGTAAACAGTTCATAGAAGTGGTTACGTCCCATTGGCGTACCAATGAACATAGCATCACCCTTCTGATCCGCAAGAGCAGGGCGTAGGATTTGCTCCCACACCTCTGGCTTCATGTCAGCATACTCATCCATAACCAGGTACTTCAAGCTAACACCACGCATAGTCTCAGGTCTATCAGCACCCTTCAGCGTCAACAACGCACCGTTGATAAACTTAATCTGTAGGTTGTTGACATGGCTTGACGCTATAACGCTATGACCTAGTTCCAGCAACATCTGCCACATAATGTCTCTAGCCTGACCCTGTGTAGGGGCAACATAGAACACCTGACCTTTCTTAGATGACAAGCAGTTTAGTATTAGCGACCATGCGGCTAACCTACTCTTACCTGTACGTCTACCTGCCGCTATAACTTTAAAGCGTGTAGGGTCTTCGTAGACCTCTTGTTGCCACGGGAGCAACTCAACCTTTAAATCAGTCAATGGTTACTTCCGCTTCAGTCTTGATAACAACTCTAGCACCACAGGACAACACAGGCTTGTCGTTGCCACCGTAGATAACTGTGCTAGGCCCATGTATCTGTACTGAGTGACCATAAGTATTCTTCTTACCTTCCTTAACAGTCAACACAGGCTCGTTAGCGTTGTTCTTCTTGTTAGAGCGTATGATGTGTTGATTGACATGAATGTACTTAATAGTCAAGGGATTCCTTAAACGTCTTAGCTGTCTTGGCTCTTTCTTCTTTTTTTATTACATCGTCAAAGTCTTCTGTCATGAATTTTTTAAACATGTTATTCATTGGAAATTTTGTCTTATCTAAATTTCGGCCATAAAGATTCTCTAGCCACCATTTATAGTCGGTGCTTATGAAATCTCTCAAACGCTTCTTATCTTCTGAGGTGGGGTTATTTTTTAGATTTTTAGATATTAAATCTTGTATGTCGTTCCAGTTTTTATTAACCTCTGCCCTATCTTCAGGTGTGGAAGCGGCCCGAACTTTATAACGCGCAACCTTGAAAGCATCGTCCTCTATAAATTTTAAAGCCTCGTTCCAATCTTTTTTGTTCATAGAGGTTGCTAGATCAATAATTCTGTTTCCTACCTCAGCCTTTGCATCTGTTCTTTCGTGATGTCTATACTCATGCGCCCATGTTCTAGGAGATGCGCCATCGCCTATAGCGTTTACAGTGTTAAATTCTTTAGGTATTTCGACAACTTCACCGCTATCCGTTTCGTATGTATAAGGCGGTAGTTCTCTGCCTCCTAAGTTTGGTTTTACTTGGAAACCTTTTAACTTTAAACCCTTGTCAGATCGTTGTTCTGGGGTAAGTCCGTGAAACCTTGCAACACTAGGATCAATCTCGCCTTTATAGCCCATATAAGGAGCGACAGCCATTTGGAAGTCTATGTCGCCCATTTGCATTCCCTGCAAGACATTTTCATAGTCTAGCCCGTTTTCTTGGGCTATACGCATTGCTTTTTGCTCTAGGGTTTCTCTAGCCATATCAGTACGTCCACATCACAGGAGAT